GCAAGCCTTCATTGACCACAAGATTGTGTTCAGAAGTAGACCATTTCAGGTTGCCATCTTTGTCAAAACACTGGACATGGAACACGCCGCCTGCCCGCGCACCAGAATCGGCTCCAGTACGAGCGACAAGACCCGCGCTTACGGTGTCTGTTGAAGTTGCTTTTTCGTTAAACATGGTCGCTCCTTACGCGATGCGGATGATTGCAGATGTATTGGTAGAGGCTGGAAACTCCACCGTGAAAGTTGCTGTCGAGGTTTTGTTTGATCCAAAGTCCAAAACACAAACGGCTCCGTTTGCCCCAGCTTTGTAGATCAGTGCCCCTCGTGCCGTGAGTGCAGACGACCAAGACACGTTATTGAACGAGATATATGCAGTGTTACCTGAGTTGCCTACTGTTGGCGTTTGAGAAACGACAAGTGCTTGAGCTGCATACCCAGAAGCCACAACTTCGCCCGTAGACGTATAAGCCGTGGTAGTGGCGTCAAGCTCGGCTGCATTGGTGTACAACGCGATGTAAAACGTGTCTGTGGAGAAGTCGAAGTCTCCGTTCATCAGCCCCGTCTTGAAAACATCGCATGTGAAATTTCCTGTGAATGCCATCAAGTCACCTGCTGTCTATATTGTCCAGACCTGTAAGCATCTTGACGTTCCATACCATCGCCCAGACGTTTAGCCAGTGCAAGGGCTTCCATGTACTTCTGGTTGTATCCAGCAATGATGTCAGCCTCACCTTTCATGAAGGTGTACGCCTCAACCAGCGAACCATACAACAGCACAGAATCAAAGTTGTCACCCAACCAAGTTTGGCCTGATGCCGCAGTGGTGATGGATTCTGGATAGTAGTAATAGTGAAGCTCGACGTCATACACCGCATCTGGGGTTGGGCCAAGGATGAAGCTCAACTCGTTGGTGATGACAGGGCTTGGGTCGTTGGTGGTCGTAGGGCCAAACAAGGCGTAGTACTTGGGCATCCCGTTGTATCCCACGCCCGTATTAGGATACGCTTGACGGATGAAATTCACGTCCTTGTTCAACAAGTACTCGTAGTTGTCGGCTGCATCAATGACCGCCAAGGAGTAGGAAGCCAGAAAGTCAGCAGGGCACGACAAGTACTTGTTGCTTGTTGAGGTAACGCCTGTTACGTTTTTGCGCAGCGATGGGAACTGAACCGTGTTGTAGATGCGCTGCTCAGCCTGTGTGATGAACGTGTTCAACTGCGTCTGGGGAGACACAGTTGCGTTCGTGTACAGGTATGTAGCCGGGAACGTATTCTCGGTGTAACTCTGAATTGCAGCGATCAACTCGGTGTAGGTCATCCCATCGGCCCTCTAGACATAACGCCTTTGGTTGCAGCGCCTGTACCGCGCATTTTGATGCCGCTGGTTTTGGCTTCGGGGTAGTTACCTTTGCTGATGCCACCAACAGACATATTCATCTCGTTCATAACTTGTGCGCCAGTCTTGGTGGGCACTTTGTTAGAAACTGAACCGCTGCTCATGGTATGAGGCTGGGCGTAGACCTTGGCGTCGCCAACTTCTTTGCCACCTTGTTTCATGCTGAATTTAGCCATTATCGACCCCTTTGGTTCGCAGCCCGTGCCATGTTACGGCCCATTGCTTTCATAGCTTTGCCAGTCACGCCGCCCTTCTTCAGTTTGGTGGGGGGCTTGCCGGGGTGCATGGCTTTCTCGTGCTTATGCACTGCGCCTGCAACCATCTTTTTGTCCTGTGCTAAATCTTTCTTGTCCATGTTCGACTCCTTATGTCGTTGTAACCGTAACTGTACCCAATTCCACCGTTAAAACCAAGTTATTTGGTGTTAAACCAGAATCATTCGCCCTTGATCCACCGACCGGAGCCCAGCCCCATTGGAAGATCCTGCTACCTGCCTCTGGAGTTCCCAGCCCATTTGGGCCAGTCCCGCCAGTAGCGCTAATTTGCAGTCCGTTTGTGCCTGACAAGATATAGCTTGTATCCGGTCTTGGCTCCCGCACGGCCTGCGGATCATTCACAGGATACAGACCCAGCGACAACTGTGGCTGATCTGGATCCCAGCAAGACTGACAGACTTTGATGTTGTACATCTTGGTCTTGAGAACCTGCTTCCTAAGCTCTTTGAGCATGTACCGCTGTCCACAGCGATCACACTCGGCAATTGAATATTTACCTGAAGCGTACTTGGTCGCCATTTGTCACCTCAGTAGAACAACTGCCGTGGGACAAACCTGTCAGACGCCTTCTCACGATCTTCCTGCGCCGCCAACAGCCACTGCTGTTCATACTCAGACTTCAAGAACAGAACCCGCTCTGAGGCAACTTCGGGACGCTTTGATGCAATGTAGAACGCCAGCCCAGCCACCAGACAAGGGATGAAACGGAATGGGATGTCTTGGATGTTCACACCAGTACCAGCATCTTGGATGCGGCGCAGTCTCCAGTACACGAAGATGTACTGATCGCCGGGGGCGTTGGGTGAAGGCCAGACATTGATACAAGGCAGGTTTGCCACGGACACCGCCACGCCAGTCAGATGAGCCGCTGCCGTAGTACCGTTCTGGCCACGGTAGCAATTCAAGAGCTGGTTGCCATCTACGTTTCCGTAGCCGATTGTTTCTGACCCAATATTGATGAAACCAGTTGTCGAAAGACCGTTGGTTGTACTGAGCGTAATGGTGGTATCAGTGGCTGAGATTCCGCCGTTCAGCGTGATGGTTGTTGCATTTGTGTTGGCTGACTGACGGTTAACCCAGACCTGAATAGGCCTGCCTTGGGCCAGCTTGTTTGGGATGGTCGAGTAGGTTGACTCGGAGATACGGCTGATGTTGATGTCAACCTGATTGATACCGTTGGCTTGGGTGCGAATGACTTGGTCAAGCAGGTCGATCGTATCTGCGGGGAAGGGGTAGATTGGCTGTCCTGTGTTCATGACGATCTGCCCTTGCTCGATCGTCCACAGGTTGATACCACGGTTTGCCCACTCAATGGTGAGCATGTTCAGACTGCGGCGTGCTGTACGGAACTCATAGCCGGTGCGAACTTCTAAGCCCGCACGCTCATACGCTTCCTCAATGATGTCGTTGAGGTCTAGGTTAAATGCCGCAAGTCCGGATGTAACTGCCATTATCTAAACCCTGCTGTTTTCTTTGCGATGCTTTTTGGTTGTGCCACAAACTGTTTGCCCTTTGCTTTACCAGCACGTTTTGCTTTTGTCGTCGCTGCGTATTCTGCTGATGACAAGGATTTTATGGCGGCTTCTGGCAAATAACGCTCACCTGTTTTAGACGAAGGCTTCCCCGACTTGGTACGCCATTTCTGGTCGCCCCAGTTTTTGAGGGAAGTCTGCGGAGCTTTCAATCTTTGTAACCCCCGCCAGCCGCCTTGTACTTCTTGGCAACAAGCTGCGCTTTACGGGCTGACCATTGGCCTGCGCCAGTACCGTGGGTGGCTGCGGCTTTGACTTGAGACACGATCCGCTTACGCAGACTGGGCTTGGTGTAGTTACCGGCGGCGTTGACCCCGCCACCCTCTTTGTAAACCTCGACGTCATTCGGGTTGTCCTTGCGAACAACCGTCTTGCCTTTTGGCATCTTAGACGGGCGCATCGCCCCCATGCCGCGAGAGGCCATCATTTAACACATCCTTCCACGGGTCTTACCCCGCCGAGCAATGCCGTCTGCGCGAGCAGAAGCTGTGCCGCCTTTGGCGAAGGGCTTGCCCATGTCTTTCTTGGTGGTCGGGGCTACAACAGCTTTTGCAGCCGCCTTCTTGTCCTCAATCTCTTGTAAGACCTCTTTTGGGGGAGGAGCGTTAGTACCGCCGGTCTTGGCTTCGGCTCGGTACTTCGCAGCTTTTTTGTCGTCTTCGGTCATGATTAACAGATCCTTCCCTTGGTCTTACCGCGCTTGGCAATGCCGTCTGCACGGCTAGAGGCGGAGGAACGAACCGCGCCGCCCTTTGCCATTTTCAAAGCACTAGAGCCGGGAAATGGAGTTGGCTTTTTAGTGCCAAATTCAGGAGGTGTGTCTTCTTCCTCTGTTTCTGAACGCCGCTGGGCTGCCACCATCGAAGAAGAACCGGGGAACCCAGTAATTTTTCTTGGATAGTCTTTTTCTAGCTTAGGCGCTGGAGTCTTGGGAAACTCTTGACTGGCTTTAGGCTCTGCTTTCTTTGCAGGGGCGGAGTCTTCGTCCTTCATCTTGGTGTTGTACTTCTTACCACCAAACTCAAATTCTTTGTCACCGGCCTCACGAGCCGCGCGGAATGCTTTACCGAATGCGCTTGTTGCCATGATTCGCTCCTTAGCAGGCTTTGCCGCCAGATTTCATCTTAATCATCGTGCCTTTAGTTTTGCCTTTAGAGGCAACACCGTCACGGCTAGGAGCAGCAGTTTTCACTTTGCCCATTGCAGTAGTGCCAACACTACCACCTTTTTTCATGCCCATCATGCCAGCAGCAGGGGCGGCGGCAGGTTTCGCAGGGGCCATAGCACCACGCTTTTTAGCCATCATTGCCATCATGCCGGGATTCATCTTCTTTGTAGCCATATCACCACCTCTTTTAAAAGTTTTGCCTTTGTCGGCGTCTGAGAATTCTTTGCCCACAGATTGCGGGACTCCTGCTTTCTTGGCGAACGCTGGATTGTGGGCCACCGCTTCCATGAAATTGTGTTGCTTCTTAGTCTTGCTTGGCATCATCAGCCTTTGGTTTGAAGAAGCCTGTCAATTTTTTCTTCAAGCTTGTTAAACCGTTGGTCAATGTGGTCAGTGACTCTTGCCACTTCTGCTTTAGTTGCTGTATCACGGGCAATCTCCTCGCGTGTGATGTTTAAGAGCCGCTCAAGCCGTTTGACATCCTCGAATCTCTCACGGATGAAAAACCACAAAGCTCCCATGATGAGAGACAGTGCGCCAGACCAGATGGTGTTGATGTCCATGTCAGCACTTCCACCTAGCCAAAGATGCGGCCTTGCGTGTAGGTTTGCCCTTCTCGTCCTTCATGGGGCCGGGCATACCAGACATACGTGCGCAGAACGACTTCTTACGGGGGCCACCTTCGGGCTGTGGAGCCTTCAGATTACTGCCCGTTGCTGCGTTGTACTTAGCACGGCCTTTGGCGGTCAAACCCGCCCCCTTAGAGACAGGCAGCTTTTCGCCACGGCCAACTGCAAGGGAGGGGTTTTTCTTAGCCATAGAACATCGTGATGGTTGCGCTGCTCAGGGTTGCGTGGACGTCAGTATTGAATTTGATTCCCTCGCCGGGGATCAAAATGTGCTGAGACCCAGCCGCCGCTGGAGCTGTGAACGAAAACCGTGTGGTTCCGCCGGAACCGCCGTCTTTTAGGACTACCGTGCCCCCAGTAGCGTAGCTGACCGTCACCGCTTTAACGCGAGTGGTGTCAGCATACGCCGTGTTGGTTGAGGTTACCTGTACGGCTTTGACGTCATATTGCATCGCCATAATCGGCTCCTAATTAGACGTTTTGCTGGCCAACCAGAGGATCAGTCACGAAGTAAGTGATGAAACCACCAACAGTGCCAGCACCTGAAGTGTCAATACGCGAAGTCACGTACGCCATTTCGGTTGATGCAGTCAGCGTCAAACCTGAGGTAACCACGCCAGCCGAAGCAACTGACAGGTTATTAGCGATCGCGGCTGCTGAAACAGTGCCTGAAGTAAAACCGGTTGTACCAAGATCAACAGAGCCTGTGCCTGCGTCATTAATAACAACAGACAGAACGACTGCGCCAGCGGGCAGGATCAGGTCAGGAGCGCCAGAAGTGGAAGAGATTTTGACGTTTGTGGAACCAGCAGTAGATGCGTCTGCAATGTAGAACTGCGCGGCCATAACGCCGGAGCCACAATAGGCGGTGCGAGTTTGATCGCCGCCGCCCGAACGCCAAATTGATTGGGTGGTTGATAAAGCCATTTTGAATTGTCCTTACGTACAAGATCAGTGCATCAATCGGTACGTCGTCTGCCGGGTCAGTTTGATGCACCGGGAACCCCGGGCTTGATCGCAATATACAGGAAAAGAAAAGGGGGCACAAGGCCCCCTTCTCACAAATCCCAAAGGATTTATTAC